TTTTTTTCGGCCACTTCGTGAGCAAAATGCTCAGACCATATATCGATTTTCATACGTTTATATACTAATTTTGCTTCTTTTTCACATAGAGCAAATAACTTATTATATAAGCGTTGACGATATTCTTCCGGTAAATTTTTCTCTAGAATATAAATACCGAATGCATTACATGTATCGGCATTAATATTCCCATCTACAACTAATCTCATTTTATTCACCCTTTTATAACAAAATAACTATTAACATCAGTACTAGGATATTTACTAGTTTCATATTCTATCCTAGCTTTTTCATTTAAAGCATCTTCTACATTATCATAGTGGATAACATTAGTAACTTTAATTTCATCAGGAGCCATTAAGTTAAATATTTCGACTAGTCGATAAGGTTTGCTGTGGTTTACAGGAACACATAAACATTTAATTTGTTTATCCATACCTAGTTTATCGAATGTATTATGTAAAACAACAAGCATTTGTTCTGCTTCATCGATAGAAGCACAGTACCCGACAGAAATTAATTCATCGGTATCTACTTTATACAAATGAATAGTCCGCGGGCCATCTAAATTTTCGATAACATAGCCAGGTACTTCGTTTTCTTCGAAGATATATACTTCACCGTCATAATTATCTAGAAGATAACCCACTAGCGTGCCAGGATTTAAATCAATAGTAATAGTATTAAGAATAACATTATTAATACCGATGGAATCTAAAACATTACGAGGGAAATCTCCCTCCCCTTTATTCACTTCGGTTTCTCCTATATAATAGAATTTACCGTTTTTATAACTGCATTCATATATTAAATACTTCATAATAATAACCTCCTATACATATTCAAAACAAGTTTTAGCATTATCTTGTGCTAACTCTGTTATAACTTCTTGAATAATTTCTCTTATAGTTCTATCCCAAGATTCTTTTTCATGGAACGGGATACCGACTACGTTAACGCTAACTTTACCATTTATAATATGCATATCAATATTAGCACGCATGCCATATTGACAAAATAATAAATCAAGTTTATCCATCATTTCTACAGGTTGATAAGTTTTAACTAACATAATATAATCTCCTTATGCTACAACATAAATTAAAGGAAGATTTCCTTTACTTGCAATATGATTCGCTACATTAACATCGTCAAATTCATCGTTTCTAACATAATCGATAAAAGGGCCTTCTTTAAAAAACGTAATTAAATTAATTTTATCTTTTAAACATTTAACAGCGAAAGCTCTTTTATATGAATTAATTTTGCTATTATATTCGTTAGCATATTGAAGCGCTTCATTTAAATCTTCACCAAACGATATAATATTAGTATTTAAATCATCATCAAATATTATTACTTTATAAACGAACATATTATACCTCCTTAATTAGAAAAATTCCCGACAAGACCAAGACAACCGATAACGTTACCGTCATCATCACGAAGTAATTGGCCAGGAGAAACTAAATCCTTACGCAAAGGTAAGGCTTCACGTACCATAGTAGATACTAACAAATAAACTCCTTCTTCATATTCAGGTAGACCGGTAACTTCGCCGAAAACAGTGCGATACATATCGATGCCATCCACCCGTTTATCCACTTTCTGATACTCACAAGATACTCTTGCTACCATTCCTTCATTAGCTTCTATAACTACATCTAAATCGGGAGCTGTACCATTTAATTTAAATATTTTCACCTCATGCGGTGTAAGATTCTTTAGCATATCATTTTCCTCCATAAGCTAAATAAAATAATACTCAAAAATAATTTCGTAGCGGAGCTAATATAATCATACTAAATAAAATTAGTAGTATGATCGCCCGATACACAAGAAAAAAATAAAATTTATAATAAATAAGATAAAAGTATTAAACCGTGAATAAAAGAAAGGAAGGCAGTCCCGAAGGGGACGACTAGAGACGAAGCGACGCGTAATACAATGTCGAAAGCGAAAGAAGACGAATACGTCTCGCGACTGCCGACGGACTCATTAAATAAAAAAAATAAGATTTAGAAACGAATAGTAGAGGAGAATACTATCCATTTCTAAATCCTCGTAAAATATTTCGTCCCGGAGGGTTATACGTAGTGACGAATATCGGTGCCTTCGTATACAAACGAAAAGATATCGTTTTCGCTAAAATAACTATATTTACGGGCGACTTTAATAAGACAAGAACGTGACGAACTTAAATAGATACGCTCGTCTTTTAAAAAATATTCTGGAATAACCAGAAAATATAATTTTTCGCCGATAACAAACGGTTTCTTATCAACCCAACAAAGTTTAGGTCGATAAGCTTCCTTCTTATTTGAAGGAATAATAATACGCCAGGTAAATTTATCAGATTTACTTCCGTGACGTAATTCTATATTCTTAAAAGGCATTAAATCGCCTCCTTCAAAAAATTAAAAATTTAGGGCTACGCAATAAACGAAGCCCTATAAATAAAACTAGATACAGCCATTATAACCAGCACAACGAGCCGTATCTTCTTTAGATTCGACTAAAGAACGAATGAATTCTGCCATTTCTGGCTCCAATGAATCCATTGCTTTATCAAACTCAAGATTAACTGCCATATATTTATATAGACAGATATCTTGAATAGGATATTCCATAGGCACGTCTACGAAATCTTTAATATTTCTGTCGTAGACGCGATAAGAACAAAGAACTGTGTCGCCCTTCACCTTATCCACTCTGAGTTCTTTATACTCATGTGTTTTTGTTTCGCCTAAAGAATACCATACGTGACTATTTAATAACTTTTCATCACCTAAAAAGTTAATAACGCAATATTTGTTTTCGTCATATTCAAATTTCATATTAATCTCCTCTACCGTATTATAATAAAGTGTACGGCTCACTAATAATAATTAAATAATAAAAGAGGGAAAATCCCTCATAATAGATTTCGGGGCGGAGCCCAGAAACATATATAAAATAAGTTAAAGCATCATAAGCCTCGCAGAAAAACTGTAAGGCTCATGATTTTAAGAGAAAGATTAAACTGTCTTGTGAACTGCCCCGAAGGGGGAAGTAACTTAATCAAGTACTGTAAGCATTAATCCCACAGATTTAATTTCAGTTATACCTTTTGCAAACTGATTAAAACATATATTATCAATATGCACTTTAATATTAACAGATCCGTAAGACTTTGTAATCATCTCACGGATTTCTTTGGTAATAGATACACCACATAATTGGGCATATCCATTACCTTTCAAAGATTTAACATAAATGCCATCAGAAGGAGCTTTCCCATCTAAACCTTTCGCTTTAATACCTTTAGCTATAGAGCCAGTCATTAAAACAAATTCCTCATAGCGAAGGACTTCTCCTTCATTTAATTCTTTTCTAAATCCTTGAGCTACAGCTACTTTAGAAGCAGCATTAGTGAAGTCATTAGACTTCAATAATAATTGTTTTTTTGGTAATGGTAATTCCATACCATCGAGTGGAGTAACAATAATATAAAGACTACCGTTCTCACGCACAAATAATTCATACGATCCATTTACAGTTGGATCACAGAACAAGTATTCATCGCTGCTTAAACCTTTGTTAAAGAAGACGTATTCGCCTTCTTCATCATCTAAACCTGTTGCTGATTTATAGGCGTCAGCAGCGCCCTTAAAACGTGGAGTCACTTCGACTACACGTAGAGACTCTATTTGTTTTTCTTCACTAGCATGATCCCATGCATAATGTACGAGATCCTTCTTTAAACAAACAGATCCGTAAATGAAGCCTGCTTCACGAGCAGCTTCATATACATTAATTTTATCTGGGTTTATATTCATACCCCAGATTAACATATTGCGAACATAGCTCGCAATTTTAGACATAGGAGAGCTCATTAGCTCTCCCTTAATGTTCTCATTCGAAGACTTACGAATATCTTCGATCAATTCATTAATATAACCAGTGAGACCTTTTGCTTCACTAGTTTCTTTTTTTAAATTAATACCGTAAGTAGATACAGCAGTCTTTAGTTGTTCTAATGCAACTGCAGCTACTTCATTTTGAATTTCATACAATCCAGAAGAAATACCCAAACTTTTAATTTCTTTTTGCTTTTGATTAATTTTCATTATTCTTCTCCTCTTAAATATTCTCTACCTGTTCTAATAGCATTGCTTAAAGTAAGTGTGCCATCATCAATGTTAAAATCAACACATGCGTATTGTTTTCTACGCATGCTATGGATACCTTTCAACATTTCTCCAATCGGATCAAATGCTGTACCAGGGCCAGCTTTTGCCATATCAATGATATGACCGATCAAACTAGGAGCTATTATTAAAATATCCACAAAATAATTGAGAATTGAATTATTGCTCATATTAGAATTTAAAAATTCTTCATATAGAGCCATAATAACATCATTGGAACATTCATTTTCATGAATATTCTTAATACTAAAATGACGTTGATATTCTGTTTTAGACATATCAATTTTTAGTTCCAAATTCTTGCGAACTATATTGCAAGATTTAGCAAAAACTTCAGTATGACGAACACCAACAATCTCTAAAACCAGGGAAGACTTATTAACATACTTCCCTACGTTCATATCAGTTAAACCTGATATGAATACGCTCTCTATAAATTCAGCGTAACTGTTGGCCTCAAGTAAACCTTGAGTCGCAGTCTCAGATTTGATGCCGACCATATAATGGATCTTACCATCATACATATCAGCATCAGATCCTACCAACCACAGATGTTTATCTGTGTCATGATCGGAACCGCCTTGAGACATTTTAAATAATTCGCTACCAGTGCATATAAATCCACTAACAGGAATCATTTTCAATTCATCAGCTGCAGCATCAACAAGACCTTCAGCAAGTTTTTCAAGATTTTGTTTTACGCCTTTAGACGCTAAATATTTTATAGCATCTTTAATATACATATTATATCTATCTCTTAATAGATTAATATAGTATGCTGCTGGACGAATTACAGTATTATATGATTCGCCAGCATGTGGAAACCTAATTCCTTCTGCTTTGATTCCCACTTCAAGATTTAATACTAAATTTAACAATTCTTTATCAGATTTAGTATTAATAATCATCTCCTTAACTTCTGGAGATATTTCTTCTCCAGTCACATCTACAGCACGATAACCGCACTTTCTAAGTATGCGGATAAATTTATTATTGGATACACCAATTTGATGTTCCTCAATTAAGCGTATCGTAGAAAATTTAAGAACAGGATCTACTTCTGCAGTAGCCATAAAACTACCACAGTTAGAATTCCATTTGCTATTTTTTATCATCTTATTAAGAGCATCTACAATGCTCTTAATAAAAGAAATGCTAATTTGCTTATCTTCTTTTAAGATACTTGGCATAAGAGCAACAGCTCTATCTATTTCGCTTCCATGGTAATTACCACTGAAGTGAGCGTTGATTTTAGCCGTTACTTCTTTTTTTGCTATTTGAGCAATATATGCTCTATTTAAATCCTTGTTCATATTCTCCTCCTTTATGAACAATAACAATACTCTATACAATATATTGACAATGTTGTGTAGATATCCTTCCTTTTGTTTCGTGGAAGAATTGTAGAATTCTCCATTTCCATGCTTTCTGAGATGGAGCTAATTCCGGCACACGTTTCATGCCATTCTCATCGGTAATGGCAAGAAGTTTACCGTTTGGATTACCAAAAATGGCAACATTATAGTTGCCTTTTTTATAACAATCCGCAAAATGTTCAGCATGGATAACACCATTTTCCATGCTATAAACTTTTACGTTTTCCATGGCTAAGAAAGCTTGTTTCCAAGCCTCCATGGATTTTCCATGTAACGGTTGAGAACCTACTTTGATTGATAAAGCTGTAATTCTCATTTGGTGATACGATGGTTTATTGAATGGCATGCCATACATATCGCAAAACCATTCGTGGTTGTGATATGCCATACCATCATAAGAATTACAAAAGTCAGTACTATCCAATTTGGGAACTATAGCAATACAATTTTTAGATAAATCAATACCTATGGTTTTGGCTGGAGCTGCAAATAGCCCAACATAGGTATTGAGCTTTTGTGCCTTGCCAGGACTTAGTGCAATAGCATAGAACCCTTGAGCACATAACGCATGTACACGAGCTTCAAACTTCTCGCGTTCAGACTCAAACACCATTACTATCATCATTTGACGAATCATAGATGGCGATAGCTGAAGAGCATTTAAATAACAAAGAAGTGGGTGTTTCTTTGTCATCTTTAGCACTTCAATAACATCCTGGACTTCTTGTAGATGTGAGAAGTCAAGTTTTGCAATTCCTGGGATATAATTCGGTGTATTTACATATACCTTATTTTCCCAGCGAATCCCATTGCTAGGGCCATCTAAACAGATGACACCATTAGCAATGGATGCTGTTGTGGTATCGCTACTTTCAATAATGCCACTTACTGGTAAGCTAGAAACACTAACATGAGCTAATGGTACTCTAGCTTTACCTTTTAATTCGAATGTAAATGAGGACACGTTAGCAGTTTCAAACTGCTGCAATGCCCCCAAGTCTTCCATGTAATTATAAAAGACATTCTTTGTTGCTTCTTGAATAGCTATTTTTAATTTTAAATTTCTAATACTCATATTTTTATCCTCCTCTTATGAATATTAAAATGAAAATAGTTTAACGTCATTTTGGACAATATACATAACAAATTATTTAATTTGTTTTAAGTTTGTTATATATTCAAACGTCTTAGATGCGGCATGATTCTCACGCATCCAAGTTTTGGCAGCTTCAATGGAATTGAAGCCTTTATACTTGGCAGACTTACCATTAGTGAACTCCTTGCACTTTGTCCACGTACGAACAAAACCTGTGAATTTGGCACTAATTACAGCGTAGAATTCAAATTTTTGTCCCTTAGGCTTCTGAGGAACGCCATTAGCCTCCTCAACAGCTTTTTTAATTAGCGTATGTTTGCGCCAGAATAACTGGCATTGCTCTGGTCCAGCAATAGCCATTGTTTTGCCATTACGACAAGAGCGTACTTCAAAGAAATCTGGATTATCTTCATTCTCAACATAAACTGTTTCAATACTATTATGTTTATAATATTCAGTAGCATCTCTGCAGAATGTATCTGCAGCTCTTTCACTTGTTGTTACCACTTTTTTAAATTGATTATTATTTAATACTTCGATAAATACTACATGTGTCATGATATTTCCTCCTATGACATATAATAAATGATATATATTGCTATAGTTTATAGTCGTACAGCTGGACTTACGCTTTAGCGGCGATAGATAGGTACTGCTACCTTCTCGCCTGGCTTAATAGAACGAGATGTTGCACCACCATCTATCTTACTGCTTTCAGCTACTGCTGTTGCAATAGCATCTCTAACGTCATAATTAACGTCAGAGTTTCGATTAGCATTCTTCACAATGCTTTCCATTGTTTCTCCGTAAGTTACGACATGTAATTCATAGTGATGTGGTGTTGTTGGCATTGCAACATATATTGTTGCTCCACCTAATACTGCTACTGCTAATACTACTGTTAATAAATTCTTTTTCATGATCTTTTCCTCCTCGTCATGAATAATTAAAAGAAGGTCATCAAATACGTGATGACCATGTGATATAGCCCCTAATCTTAGATCAATCAATACCTAGAATCAAAGTAGGGGGGGCGGACTTTAGCCACCACTCACTCTATATCAATAACACTTACCCCCTCTAAAAATTTTCTAATTTTTCGTTCCTATAGGAAAAATTTCTCCGCTACCTATACTAATCATATCAAACAATTTTACATTAAAATTTAAGTATTGCGGAAATTTTTCTCTACATTTTATAGCTAATTATTTATAACAAACCAATCTACTAATCAGTGTTCTTCCTTATCCACTTCTTATTAATATTAATTATACATAATTCATTAACCTATATATAAATAAAAATCGTACTCTCTTATTCTCTTCTTCCCTTATTAATAACAAGTCTGAAAAATATACGCACCAAAAATTTTGCCCTATATGGCAAACATATATTCGATATAACAAGCCAAAAAAATTACCCTCTCATGCTAAACATAAGAAGGTAATAAATCTCTTACTATTTCTTTTCCTCGTTTTTTGATGGCGCCAGAGCTTATTTCACGATACGTAAGTGTATCTACTTCGAAAGCTCGATAAGCGGCTCGTACACGGTAAATTTTGAATTTCTCGGCTATTGCCAAAGCGACTAAATAAAACTTTTTATAATTAATTGCATCGGGTTTATACGTATTAATATCGATCCAATAATCCTGATTAGAATTAATATGTAAAGTTAAGCTCCTAAGCTGTCGTTTGTTTAAATATGAATAGGCGCCGAACGTAAGAGCCAATATGTGATGTACATATTCTAATGTATCGTATTGCATACATAATGTAAATACTAATTCTCGACCGTCGAATACTGTTTTTACAGAGCGCAATTGTGATGTACTCCTTTATGTGCTTTTACTAATAATTCTTGTGGCTGAAATATTTGTTCTTCGGGAGCGCCGAACATACCCCACGCTACACTTCTCATTTTATTACGATATGCTTCGTATAGGCGAAGCGTTATATTATAAAACTGATTATAATTAATAAGTTTATGAGTGCCAGATTGAATGCCGACAAAAGAATACTGGTCGCGAACGACGATAACAAATCCATTTAAATCATTATCGTATAACAATAAATAATAAACTAATGATACAGCAAATGCTCGTTCATACTCGGCTTTTGTGAACATATCAAATTGTTTATATAAGGCAAGCGTTAGTTTGCGACACTGTTCGAAATCTACATAGTTCATAAGGATCTCTTACCATATGGCAAAATATCGAATAGAATATAATCTTTAATATATTGTACAAAAATACGATATGCATCATCTTGAGTATACAATTTATCTTTGTCTTCGACCAAGAATGTTTCAATTTGCCAAAATTTATTTTTAATATTACAATGGGCATCAACTAATGCATAAATTTCTTCAGCTGTATCAGAAGAAGTCATTAAATCACTTAATTGATCTGGTTTTGTCATCTGGAATCTTTTAATTTCATTAAGATTATAGTTAACATCAGAAAATAAAAATTCTCCGTATTTTGCTTTATGAAACATATCGACTAAAAATGCTATAATATTTGCCGACGATATTCTTTTACAAGTATATAAATAATTTAAATATTCTGCAATTTTAATTTGTTGTGTCATTTTATAATCTCCTTCATTGTTAAATTAAAAAATACAGCTTGATCTAATTCATATAATCCATTATCATTCTGATAAATTAATGGATGAGCATATGAATCATTAATTTTATTATAATAATTTTCTTCTTTAAATCCATAATGATTTAATATATAGAAGATTAAATTATATAACATCGGTAAATCTATCCAGTTCGGCTTATCCACTTTAATATTATAATGAATATAATCTCCTCGTCGGAATTCTACATTAAATCCTAAACGCATTATATTTTTATATCTCATATATTCAGCTAATACTAAGAATATAAATAACGAAACGAATTCTTTATTATATTTACCGAAAGACATATAATATATATTATTAACAAAATTAAAAATATTACTGAAGTATTTCACTTGTGTTTTCCTCATTTTATATTAAGTATAAAATAAAAAAACTATCTAGTCAATAACTAGGGAGTTAATATTACTCAACCCAAATAGAAATACCGTTATTATTTCTACCTGGAGTTAAATATAATTTATTGTTTATAATTCTAAAATAATTACCGTCGACAACAACACTTTCTGTAACATTTTTAATAATTACTGTATAATTCCAAGAATTACCTATAGTAAAAATATCGTCATTATCATGATCATGATATTCTCTTTGTACATCGATGCCAATATAAATATGCATTTTAGTCCAATTATCAGGTAATGAATCTAGAATTCTATAAGAATCGAGTTGTCTACTACCACCTCGTCCACCACGATTCATATTAACTTTTTCAGTTGGACGGCTACTAATACTGCCGCTCCATAAATAGCGAAGACCATTTTGACTATTAGTATTAAATCGAGATTCAATATTACCGATTCTATTTTCTAAATCGATCCTGTCTTGATCGATAAGTAATCGATGATATTCGTTTAAATAATTATACCAGCCAGGATTATTTCTACAGCATAATACAGTAGCATAAGTATTAATATTACTACCAATATCAAAATTTCGACGACCATCTGGATTATTACCAGAAGAACCAAACATCGTATGATATTCTACAGTCCCGTTTGGACGTATAGATTTAAATTTTACATATTGATCAAATGTTACGTCGCCAGTAAAAGTATCTCCATTTTTATTTGCTTTACCATTGATCTCTGCCTGTAGGGCGTCATTAAGTTTACTTTTCGAGATATTTTTATCTCGAATTTTACTTTCAGTAATACTATTATCAGGATGATCAATTACTTCTTGTGTTCTATGTTTATTTAATTCTGTTTTAAGCGCATTTAATGCCTGCTTTAAATTATTACCATCAGTCAACATTTTGGCTTTTAATTCGTTTTTTAAAGCATTAAGCATATCATCGATTTCATTTTTTAAATAATATTTAGAAATTAGATCAGATAATAAGCCGTCCACTTCTTCTTTGGTATAATGATTTTTAAGCAAATGAACTTTAGTCGGAAATAATTTAAATAATAAATAAGAACTTAGCGCGCGATCTTCATCGTATTGAGAATCGTCGTTATAGTCCGTGGACGAAATAATCGTACCTTTATCCAAAGCTTTTACTCTTGCTTTAAGAGCATTAAGCATATCGGCACGTTTCGGTTCCGTTTCATGTACCGAAAAGTCATAATCATAAATTGTATTATCAGACATATTATATATCCTTTATTTTTAATAATATAAATAGAAATTCTATTATTATATTACAATAAAAAAGACGGCCTTTCGACCGTCTTAATTAATTATTATAGGTAATTAACACCGTTCATAGCAGCTATTTCTTTAGCTCGGTTTCTAATCCAGTTTCCACCGCGCAGCTATGCTGCTTAAAGCGGTGATTAAAAACTACAAATAATTAACTCCATTCATAGAAGCAATTTCTTTTGCTCTATTCCGTATCCAATTACCACCGCTTGTCGAGAAACCATCTTCGCTACGTACATGACATTCTGGAACAAGAATATCGAGATCCCAACGTTCAGATGGATAATCGTATAAATCTTGGCGACGTAAACAACGTTCGCCATGAGTAAATACTTGACTTAACGGAATATTCCATTGCACACAACAAAGGTATACTAATGTAGCCATTGCTTCTAACTGTAAACTATTAACTGGTTCTGGACCTGGTACGTAAGTGGAATAACCCATATAACCATCGCCATTTAACGATGCATTTACATTAGAACAAGTAGCAATACCGAAGTTATTACTATTTTCATGATAACAATGTGCACCGTAAGCGTCTAAGTCGTTCATAATATGAACAGTACCGTTACCATCGATACACATATGATAATCATCAAACAACTGATCGTAATGACCAGCTGTCCAATGTAATGTGATCATTTGATTAGAAGAACCTTGTTGCTGAATGATTGGATAAATATTATTAATTACATTAGCTCGTACTTGAGCTAATTGTTCTTCATAAGACATATTTTTAATACTTCCTTTATCTAATTCGTTTCCACATATTAACTGTTAAATATGGCGGCATATTGTTATGTGCTTGACCTCCGCCAACAGATGAAGTATTAACGTTAATATTAATATTACGATTATTGCCGTATGCTTTATCCAAAGATGTTACGGCGTGCCATTCTGTATTCGTACCGATCGGAGAAGATCCGACATCGTTACCATGACCAGAACCGTTCCAATTAGCTAATCTAGACTCTGACTTAAAACGGAATCCGGTCTCGGGATTACGATTAGGATTTGCCGAAGGAAAAACACCGTTGTTATCATACAACGTACTAAATGCATGATAATGATCGCCTAGTACAGAAATACTAGTATTAACATTATGAGTATGGCCAGGTACTTCGCTATCGCTTAAACGATGTGTTTTTTCGCCGCCAATAGAACCCAAAGCAAAACCGTCGCCTTCGTTGACTAACATTCGTCCAGCCGGAAGTTTTTCCCAAGTACCTCCAAATAATACTACCGGGTTCACATTATTCACATTCATATAAATAGAACCGACAGGATATATTTGTTCTTGTACTTTATTTATTTTACTTAATATTTCACTTACTTTAGAAGTTAGCTGACCGACAGTAACAGCATCGCTAGTTTCAATACCATTAGCTACATTACTAATAACACGTTTAACTGTTTCGTTACCGATACTTACTTGATTAGGTAATGCTGCCAAACTACCGGCACCTAAAGCAACAGAATTTTCACCAACTGCTTGAGAACCAGCGCCAACGGAAGTGCCACTGCCCAAAATATTAGTACCGATAGACATTGATTTATTGTTTTGACGGTACTGAATCGTAGACGATATTTTTCTCTTATTGTTTTCCCAAGTAACCAGAATATTATCGCCAGCAACAATATTCGAAGTCTTTTCATCGATAATTTCCTTAGTATATGTTTCGTCACGGCCCATAAATAATTTAGCTACTTGTGTTTTAGTATAATAAGGACTTAAATCGATATTTGCTTCGATTACGTTATCACTATTAATCGTGATTGTCGAACCTGGTCTTAATTTATCTTGTTTAGTTTCTTTAAGATTAACAATATCGTTATGATCGGCTACAAATTCTTCAGATGACTGAATATAAATTTGATTGCGATTAATCGTATTATCACGGATTAATTTATCAAGTTGAAGAGCGTTAATAATATTAACCTTCAAACTTTCAACTTTAAATTTTCGCATTAAGTTAATCCTTTCATATATAATATAATTTGTATTACTTATATTATATTACATATTATTCTGCATCGTTTTTTTCTTGATATGTACCTTGCGCAGAATTGTATTTGCTATTAATAAATTTATTAGCAATTTGAGTAGCAGCAGAACCGCCACCACTCAAACTAGCTAATGTATCGTAATGATCCCATCTATGTCCTGTAATTACAAGATATAGAGTTACACCGATTAATAATAGTAACATAACAAAGGAAATAACGCGTGTATAACTTAATTGTTCATTTTCAAATAACATCATTTTGAAAAACTTACTCATCCTTGTCATCTTCCTTAATATGATTATTGAGTTTAAATTTAATTAAATTTAAATCGATAGTATCGATATGTTCTAATAAATCTTTACCGAACTTAGATGTTACCGATTTATTATACTTAATTAATTCGTAATTTTCTTTAAACGAAAATAATTCGGTTAAAAAGATTATGAAATAAATAATAAAAGCTATGTAATTAAATGTATGTTTTAATGCATACGGTAATTCTTTAGGCATACTTACACAGTCGAGTGCAAATGCTATTAAACAGGCAATCGAGTATTGAAATATCTTAAAAACAAAGCCGCGATAAAACACGCGGCTTGATTTTTGTTGGCCCCAACCACCCCAAAAAGCTTGTATAATTGCTTTGTAGTGCCATAAGGAATATTTAGTTATGGTTAATGCAAATAATTTCATAACTGTATCAGACATAACGAGTATAAACATAACAGCATATGCTATTACAAAATGTTCGACTGCATCCGGTACAGTATGATTTAAATACAATAAAAAATTAATGAGTGTCATTGGGCTATATATTTCCTATTAACCTGGACTACTAGAACTACCGGCATCTGTATCTACAATTTCGCCGACAACAAGCAATTGATCAAGTTTATCTTTTAATTCAGGATAAATTTGTTCCATCGGAGTCGCATCATTTGCAGGATCATATTGTTCTAATAATTGCCATTTTTTCAAAGAATAATTATAACGCTGACGACCATCTAAAGTGAATAAAGGTAAACGATATTTTAAGAATTCTTTATCACTCATCTTAGGATGATTAGATTTAATATGAACATGTATATTTTTAACAAAGTTGTTTATTTCTTGTTGATGCGTAGAATCAAAACGATAGCCTTTATGATTTTCTAATGCATCAGCACCAGAATTAGATGATTCTTTCATTATATCATAAGCATAATTGCTATAGTCTACAATTTCAGCATCATCACCGAAGATGAATTTAGTAAATCCATTTTCCATAAGTGGTTTATAATAATAACTGTTACGTTGATTTTCTTGTACAAGACGTCTAAAGATAGGCAAGCGCCAAGGGATGAAGATTTTATTCACTAATACTTCTTCAATAGTTTTATTAAAGAACAATGGACATGTTAAATTAGATTTACGGCAATCCAATTTAGTAATATTGTCTTCACGTTTTAACATTAGATCACTATTAGTTTCATCAGTGATAGTAGAATCTACATGATATTTAGTAGTCCAATGAGAAGGGAATAATTGAATATAGTCTTGAGGATCTAAATAATTATTATTTAATGTTAAACGATCTCGATTTTTATTAAATACAATATTTAATTTATCTTCAGAATAAGAACATTGTATTAAATCTGAGAATGGAAATCCGATAAATCTATCTTTACCTTTAAATTCAAAAGTAATAGTATTATTATCACTATATTTATAAGCAGTATCTAAATCTGTTCCACCTAATTGTCCGCTATCAATAGAATAGTAGCCATCTTTAGTCGGAGCGAAATAACTATTTTTAGGAGAAATCCCGTCAATAAAAAGATTACCATATCCTTCGATAGTTATAATACCTTTATTACTATATTCATTAGAAGCAGAAGGCAATACTTTTTCTGTAAAAGATTTTCGGCTATAACCGATCATTTTGCAGTTATATTTAGGGTTAAATTCTTTTTTGTCCTCTGTTAATGCATTAATATCTTCCCATTTGCGTTTAGCATAGTTAAACTTTTTAGTCTCATCTAAGCTATATAACGGAAGTTGTAAAGAATAACAATCTTGATTAAAGGTATTAAATTTAGTATGATCGACTAAAATATGGAAATATTTGTTCATAAGTTTGGCAAATATTGTATTAAAGCCGCCATAATTTTTAGCTTTAGTTAAATAACTTTCTGCTGTAACGCCATAAATATTTTGAACACTATACGGATCGACTTGTTTTACAAATGGAGGTTCTGGAGTTAAATCAGATTGTCGCTCATTTACAACTCCGATATTATCCACGTTAAGTAAACCTTTTACTTTAACCTTAATCGGATTAAATTGACGGCTATCATTATAATCATCTAAATAAGAATTTAAACTATATGTATCTTTATAGAGAATATTTCTTAATAATGCATAATCGACATATAGTCGTTCTGCTACAACTTCTTTAACATAAGCATTTGGACTTAAGTAAAAGCTTTCACATTTTACATTTTCTAATACTTTATCGTTAACGATAAATTTAGTATTATAATCTGCCAATGCAAAAGATCCGCTATATCCAGGAAACGGAGTCGGAGGACCACTTGGCGGACCACTAGGAGGTCCAGATGGTGGTCCACTTGGAGGTCCCATAGGCGGACCACTTGGTGCAGCTTGCAATGTATTGGTAAAGTTCGCATATTCTTTACCATTTTCTTGGATCGTTTTAATATCGTTATCGTTAACTTTAACTGTAAAACTAATATTTTCAATATTTTTAGCACCAGTTAAATATTGCATATTTTCTGGATAGAAAATAGCTGCATCATTAACTGTTAAAGTTAAATTACGATTAACTTTATTAGATTCACTAAGAACAATGCTGTTTACTAGTGAATCGCTAGGAAAGAACATACCGAGTTCTTTGTTGGCAGGAAGAACAAAATCTTTTACACCCTGAGCAAAGATACAGTTATCTTCAGTTAATTTACCAGTATTATTAGGTGAATAAACAAATCCTGTATGAATATCTAACGTGCCGCCAGCCATACCTGTTAACTCCGTAGAATTCTTAATATTATCTTCTACTTGCTTTGGTAACTTAGTAATATCTTCGGCTAATGTTTTAGTAGTGCCAGTAGCTTGAATGCCGTTTTTATTTAAAATTTGTTTTACATCTTCTAAATCATTATGAATAAAACTTAATGTTTCAGTAAGTTTATTTACAATATTTTCAGTTGTTGGATCTGCCATTATTAACCTCTAATTTTACTAACTTCTTCTTGAATTTTCTTAAGAGCATTATTAAACTCTTCACGTGTAACATAATTACCGGCAGCGCCACCACCGCTACCAAGTTCAATCCATGATACGCCATTCCACATATAAATTTTCTTAGTAATACTATCTTGAACTAATGTACCAGAACCTGTTTCCGGGGTATAATTTGGAATACCGGAATTTTGTAACGGGCCATTTAATAACTTCCAATTACCAGTAGAATCGACAACTTCTACTGTACAGGTACCATAATTAACAAATAATTTACCCATATTATCCATAGAAGCTCTTGGTTTGCGTTCTTGAGATTGGCCAGCTTTTGTTAAAATAGAACTTGAAATTTCAAATTTTAAATTATTCAAAACTGATTCGCTGATTCCTCCAATCTCATTCCAATCACGATTAGCCCAGCAATAACATTTTATCATCGGTCCACTCTTATGAACCATAATTTGACCTTCATAAGCTCCAGGGACAATACCCATTGGAGCTTCAGATACAACAGGTCTAGCCGTCTTAATTTTTTTATTTAAAGCTGTTAAATCTTGTGCTAACTTTTTAGCCCAAGCTAGCATTTTAGTTTTAAATTGATCGAGTTCTTGCATCTATTAATCTCCTAAATTAAGTTCTGCATTATATGCTGCGAGAATATCAAAATCTGTAAAACTAAGATCGCTAGGTTTTACTACTTCGGTTTTCTTAGCATATTGACTAAGATCGCCAGTAGCGCCGCCTCCAGTTGCAGTTAATGTTTTAGTTTGCGCATTATAATTTAAACCAGACCCAAATGTAATCTTATCTTGCTTACCCTGAATAATAGCACTATTTTGAATAATGTCACCAACATTTTGAGCAGTCGTATAATTAGCTTTAGCTGCAAATAAAGTTTTAGCAGTATCTTTATCTAAGAAATTTTTAGCAATAATAGCATTATTAATTGCATTAGCAAAAGCCGGTGTAGTAGCTGCAGCATCTAAATCACCACGAGTGATATAGTCACCACGAGTTTGAAATACACTTTGTGCAGCTGTTAGATCAAGTTTACTATTAAGATTTGTATTAATAGTATCGATTTTACCATTAATTTGGTCAACATCAGTTTTATATTCTGTTTTAGTTACATAAGAACCACGCATCTGATATCTTGTATCTGCATAAGCTTCTTCTAGATATCCTAAAAGTCTATTAGTTAAACCGTCTGAAGTTACATATTGTCCTTTAGGTTGATATACATCAGACAATCCAGAAATTGCAGTATTAATTAATGGCTGTGCTAAATCTTTAATATCTTGATCGCTCTTAATTTTAGATTGCAAATCTTGAATAGCTACAGTATATGTATCACGAATCCAATTAGCAAATTCTACTTTACTTTGATAATTCGCGACATTCTCTGCCGACTTATCATCGATTGCTTTTTGTAAAGCTTTTTTAGCTTCGGCTAATGCCGATTCTTGATCAGTAATTAATTTAGTTAACGAAGTTTTAGCTGTTTCAAATACTTGTTTATCGAGCTTACCATCGATTTCTTCCTTCGTAGCCTTTTTAGCTAACTCAGTAAGAATAGATTGAACAGCCGATTTATTTTGGTTTACACCAGATTGAATATTAACGATAGTTTGTACAGCATCTTTCACAGTGCCGAGTTTATCGTTGACAATTTTTTCGATAGCAGTTTGACTTAACGCAGTTCTAAACAGTGCACGAGCATTATCGATTTCATTCTTTGTAGCAAATGTACTATCAGTATAGGTCTTAAATTCGCCAATCTTAGTTACGATTTTTTTATCAACATCGACGCCTTTAATAAAAGTACTTACATCAGACTTTTTAGCGTATGTAGTATCGAGACCGGCTATCGCTGCTTGAATCGCCGCATTAACTGTCTCGGTATTAGAATAATTAGCTAATTCAGATTGTTGCACATAATGAGCGGCTTTAATCGCTGCAATATCTTCTTCATGTTTACTAATTTTAATATTAGCTTGGCTAAATACATCATTATCGACATAAGAACCGATAGGTTGATAATATGTATCGGCAGTAGTTTTAGTAAGATATTCGCCTTTAGGTTGGAATGCCTTAAGTTTTTCTTCAATTTGAGATTCAACTACCGACGGAATTTTAGTCGTTTCTAATGCTTTAATTTTATTATCGACTTCAGTTGTTCTGGCATTAAATACAGAAGATTCAACTTTAGTTGCTAAATCACTAGTACTTACTTTGCTAGCAAGAGCCGTTTCGTTAGATGTAACTTTTTGACGTAGTAATTCTAATTCACTAGCATTAGCTTTTTTATCTAATTCTAATACCATTTCTGGTTTAGATACATATTTATTTTTAGTTA